TACCCACTCCGCGCGTTCCTTCGCCTGCGCGGGGGTGAGCGGCTGTGCTACGGCGGGGATGATCTCTCCGGTGGCGGCCACCACCACTTCCCCGCTCACCGCGGCGCGCCACCCTTCGCCATGAATTCGATCAGGGCGGCCCGCGAGATCCGCGGCGTCTGCGGTCCCACGTAGAACACCGCCAGTTTGTGATCGGCCACCAATTGCTGAACCAGGCGTTCGGAACACTCGAGCTCGCGCGCCACCTCCGCGTAGGTGAAGGCGAGGCGGCCATCGAGGCTCGCGGGCGGCGGATCCGGTGTGCTAGTTCGCCGGCGCCGGTGCACCACCGGCGTGGGCGGCTTGCGCTGGGCTGGCACCTTACGTTGGGTGGGTTGGCGTCCTGCTCCACTCGCTCGGGCCATTTCTCAGCCCCTCCTGCATCCCCCACAGATCCACCGGGCACAATGGATAGGGGAGCAGGGCGCCCCGACAAAGGGCGGTTCTCGCTAGGACTAGGGGAAACCCCCCAGCGACGGTGTGCGTCCTGCTCCCCTAGTCCGCGAGTGGTTCTAGCCCCTAACCAGTTGTGCGTCAACTACGGGCGCGTGCAGCCCCAGGTGGCGGAACCTTTCGGTGTCGAAGTGGACCGGAAGTGGACCCGGCCCCTTTCGGACACCCCCTCAGAAGGTACATAATCCCTGGTGGGCCGTAGAGGACTCGAACCTCTGACCCCTTGCGCGTCATGCACAATCGACATATGGTCTGACCTGCATATATGCCCTGACCTGGTCCAGTGTGCGTCCACTTGCGGGCGTATGCGGTGGTATTCCGTTATTATTCACTCGGGAAGTGGACCTGAAGTGGACCTGGGACACTGAACAGGGAGGTGCACCCATGCCGAAGCTGAAGCCGCTGGCGTATGGCGAGGGCTCGATCAGCAAGCCGGACGCGAAAGGGATCATGCGCGGCCGTGTGATGGTGAACGGCCGGCGCGAAACGGTCTACGGGCGCACCGAAACAGAAGTTCGTGAAGCCATGGCGGAGCTCCGGGGCGAGGATACCGGCGAAGCCATCGAGCTCGGTGAATCGCCCACCCTCGGGGATTGGCTCATCGAGTGGTTCGAGGAATACACCCCGGACGCTTCGAGCGCGAACACCATGAGCAATTACGAATGGGCCATCGACAAGTGGGAACCCCTGCATCACATCCCCTTAGAGGATCTGGATGTGCTCACCATCGAGGAACATTTACGCGATCTCGCACGCGGCCGGCGCCCGCTCCGGCGCAATTCGCTGATCCGGGCCCGCACCATCCTGGCCATGGCAATCGATTCCTACAACGGCCGCCATCAGATCACGTGGAATCCGGCCCGACGCGCCCGCATCCCGAAGGGCGCGAAGCCGGCCACCGAAAAGCGCACCCTCACCCTCGAACAGGCCCGCGCCCTGCTCGAAGCGGCGGAGGGCGATCGGCTCGAGGTGGCGGTGGTGCTCATGCTGTGGCTGGGCTTGCGCCCGGGTGAAGCGGCCGGCGTCGCGTGGTCTGCCATCGATCTCGAAGCCGGCACCATCGCCATCACGGCCTTTCGCCGCGTCACCTATGACGACGAGGGCCGCGTGGAAATGTCGATAGCGGAGGGCGCGAAGGCGGGATCCGATCGGCGCCTGGCACTTCCCCCCGAAGCGGTGGACGCGCTCCGGCGCCAGTGGGCACGCCAGGCCCGCGAGCGGTTGGCCGCGGGCCCAGCCGCGTGGACCGATTCGGGCCTGGTAGTCACCACCGCCGGCGGCGGCCCGGTGGATCCGGCGAACCTACGGCGCACCGTTCGCCGGCTGGCGAAGGCGGCCGGGATCTTCTTAGAGCGCGAAATCAGCCCTTATGAGCTCCGGCATACCGCGGCTTCACTTCTGGTGGAGGCGGGGATGCCACTCGAGGAAGTGAGCGACCTACTCGGCCATAAGACACCGCGGATGCTGATCGAGGTGTACCGGCACCGCTCCAAGCGCGTAGTGGATAAGCACCTCGCGGTGCGGCTTTTCGGGTAACCGCGTCCCACGCGATCGCTCCTAAGGCCACCGAACGCGGGCCCTGGCACTAGGCCCCAGGGATCGGCCAGGACAAACGCGAAGCAGGGCCCGGAGCGGGGAGGTGCACACCTTCCACCCCAGGCCCTACTTCGCGGCCGGAGATTACTGCTCGGCCGCTACGCGCTCCCCACCTCGCGCGGTAAGCCAGCTGTTCACCGCGGCGACCAGCACCGGCACCACCGCGGCCACCACCGCCGCGGTCAGCTGGGTGACGAGATCACTCACGCGAGGTGAACACCCTTCGCGTTTCGGCCACGTATGCGGCGAGGGCGCCGAAGGCCAGCGCCAGGAAGATCAGCGCCACCCCGGCCCGTTCGTAAGCATCGATGCCGCGGAAAGCGCTAATGGTGGCGGCGTAGAGCCACACCGCGCCCACGATCAGCCAGAGCCAGGCCCAGCCGGTTCGGAGCAGGACCACCAGCAGCAGCAGACTTACCCCCTCGAGCGCCACCGAAGCCCAGCGATTGAAAAGGATGGAATCGAAGGCCATCACGATCACCCCGATCCCCGCCACCGCGTACGCGATCGCCAGCACCAGGCGGGCCGGATGGGCCATCATCCGTTCGGGCGGCCCTTGAATGGCGCATCACCGTAGGCGAACACCGCGCCGGATTTCGCGATCAGCCAGTAACCCGATCCCGCACCCACGTAGGCGGCATCGGTGACGCGGTCGCCTGGGCTTAGGTGTCCCTCGTTGGCGCCACCGTGATAAGCGGCATCGCCGTAGGCGAACACCGCGCCATCCGGCTTCACACAGATATAGCCGCGGCCGCTGGGTGTCGAACAGATAATCATTTCCTTTCCTTCCTCCGCGCTCGAGCTCGGCGGTGGAGCTCCACCGCTGGCCAGTCGCAATATGTCATCGCGCCGATTCAACCGGACGTCACACGGACACGCGGTGTTCACGGCCATCCGGTGAAAGCCGAAACCGGACTGGCCATCGGCTTGCGCCTTCGCGTTCGGCCAGCCATGGCGGGCCATGCCTTCGCCGTAGAGATTGGCCAGCGCGCCCACCATGGCGTCACTCATCGGTTCGGCGTGCGGTGGCGCGGAGCACCCTTCGGTTTCCACGCCCACATAGCGGCTGTTCAGGTTCATCCCGTGCCAGGCCACCACGTCCGTGTCCACGTACTGCTCGATGCGGCCGTCCTGGGCCACCCAGAAATGAGCGGACACCTGCGCGCTCGGACTATTGAAGAATGAATACAGGGATCCGTTCGCTACCGCGTGGTGGAGCACCAGGCCGAGATTCGGCGCCAGGCGGCCGCCGGTGTTCGTGCCGATCGGGCGCCATGTGGCGCAATCGAACCTAGCCATCGTCGGCGTCCGGCTCGGGCCCCGCCCCTTCGTCGCCCAGCGGTTCGGCGTCGGGCTCGGTGTCCGGTGTTTGCGGTGTTTGCGGTGTTCCGGTTTCGCTCATAGCTCTTTCCCTTTCTTCTATTTCATGCACCCAATAGGGCCACGTCCATATGGCACGGCGCGACGAAGGGGGTGCTTCCGTTGTACATGATGTTGAGTGAAATCTTGGCCAGGTCGCAGAAGGCGAGGTTCAACGCGAACATGATGGGACCGACACCGGCGTCGACACTTGTCAGTCCTACGACGTTGTACCCGTAGACAAAGCCGAACGAGCGAATGTCGAAGTCCACGTTCCCGGCGGAGTTCGTGGGCGCGGTCACCGCCGATGTCGTACACAGTCGCGGGGGCACAGGTGGACTGACGCCCACCGTTGGCGTGCCCATCTGCGACCACGCCGGCGGCACAGCCAGCGCCCCGGGTCGAACGTCGGTGATGTTCGCGGGAGCGATCGCGGCAGATCCGCCCACCACATTGGCGCGGGCCAGCGCCAGCGCGCCCGGCGGGGTGGCCGGAGTGTCGCGCACCGCATCGAAGGGTGGCGCGTAGGGCACGCCGGTGACGAAAGCGAACACGAAATCGTTATCCGTTCCGCCGTCGAGATCCGCGCCGCGGGCCTGGCATATGATCAGATCACACCGCTCTTGATTCGGTGGGTGCACCGCGGGATCCAGCGTCAGATTTTCCACCGCATCGGAGTGACACACCACGGATCCGGTGTTATTGCTCGACGGCACCGCCACCGATCCCGGCGCCACCTCGAGCATCATCCCCGATCCGGCGGAGCTCACCGCGCAGCCGTTCGCACCACCGCCAGGCCACAGCGCCCCCAGCAGCCGGCGATCCACGCTGGCGGGGTAGGTCTCGTCCTGAAGCCACAAGGGCGCGTAACGCGTCATCGGTTCATCACCTCCGGGCCAGCGCGTTCACGTCGCGCTGCACATCGCGGAATAGGGCAGTGAGGGTGAGCGCGGGCCGGCCCACGGTCACCTCCACATCTTCGGTGCCATCGTCACCGATGGCGTAATTGATCGCGAGTATCCGCACGGTGGTGGACACATGGAGGCGCCCCTTTCGGATCACCAGCGGCACGGTGTCACCCATGGCGGGCTCCCCCGGGCTCCACCAATCGGGCCGGATCCCCAGGGTGTAGGAGGGCACCAGCACCCCGGATCGCTCGAGCTCCCCATCGGCTTTCTGCTGAAGCGTGGTCTGCACCGAAACGTCCGAGGCGTTATCGGCGCCCATCCACAGGCCCACCGGAAGGCGGCCCACATCATTGGCGTCAGCGTTCCACCGCTCCGCGTAGACCTGAGGCGCTCCCTGCTCGATGGTGTTGCCGATCACCCGGCGATAGTTCGCGTACTCGGTGCTGTTCACGCTCCGGCTCACGGTGGACACGCTCGATCCGTAGGCGAGCACGAGATCCGGGCGCGCCACTCCCTGGGCGGGATAGAAGATCCGCAGATAATCGGTGCCGTCGGCTTCGGCCGCCGGATCCACATCGGTGTCATAGCCACCGATGCACGCGCCCAGATCGGTGATGGCCTGGCCTATGGCGGTCTGTCCGGGGTAGGTGCGATCCCGGAGCACCCCGGAGGGCTGGGCCCGCGGCCCGCCGTTCGGATCCACCAGGGCGCGGGTAAGGGGGAGGGCGGATCCGGGCGCGAAGCTGGTGCCATCGCCGGCAGTGCACCCCTCCGATGCCAGCGCCAGCAGGCTGGCCACGATGTCGTCCTGATCCACCTGGGCGAAATTCAGATCCACCGGAGCGGTGAGGAAGCGCCGGTTCACCAGCGCCAGGTAGTCCAGGCACGTGTAGTTGACGGTATAGACCTGCTCGGAGAGGGTGTCCTGGGATTGGGTGACCACGCCGCGGAACATGAGCACGGCCGCGCCGTCATCGTCGGTGCGCCAGGCCATCACCTCGGTGGTGAGCTCTTGGAGGAACACCGCGGCCGGCGATTCGCCGTCGATCGAGAACGTCAGCTTCGCCGGTGTGTTCAGGGCGAATTCCAGGCGCCGGCTCCGGGCGTCGGTGAGCTCCGCGATCCCGGTGTCCCGGGCGAACATCGGCACCGAATAGGGCCGGTGGTGAATGGTGAGGCGCCAGCGTCCACCCTCGAGCTCGATGGTGCTCACGTCAGGTACCCATCCGCCCAGATCGCTTGGACCTGAGTGACGCCGGTGGTGGTGGTGCCGGTCAGCGTCATGTACGTGGCGGCCGGCGCCGTGGGGAGCACCGGCCAGGTGGTCTGGGCCCAATCGAGCTCCCCCATGATGAGGGCGCCCTGATCGTCGTGCGCGGTGCGGGCGTCGGCGTCCACGCTCACCCAGCGGCCCGCATCGATGCGGAAACCCAGATCGAAGGCCAGGCGGAACACCGGCACCGGCGCCGCCCGGGCGGGATCGCGCACCTCGAGGCTCACCACCGGATCAGTGATCGGGCCGTAAATCTCGAAGGCGGGCCGGATGGGTACATCGCCGGCCGATGAGATCACGCCGGTGGTGGCGGATCCACCACCGGGCGTATAGGAGCGATCGAAGGTGAGATCGTAGGCGCGGCCGCCGGTCACCGATGCGCCGGCCCACGCGGCCACGCGGTGAAGGGTGGGATCGCGCATCACCGGATTGGGTGCCACCCAGCCCAGGTGAATCTCGCGGTTATGTTCCCCGGTCACCGGCCAGGTGTAGCCACTGGCGCGCACGGTGGTGAAGCGTTCGGGCGCCCCCGGCCGCTCGAGCACGTAATGGAGCTCGGGCCGCGCGCTCGGCCGCATGTACGGCGCGAACAGGGCGCCGATCTCGTCCACGCTCATCACCCCACCCCGGGCGGTGATGTTCGCGCTGATCGCACGCGATCCCATGAGAGTGGTCCGATCGTCCGTACCGTCACGGTCGGGCCGGTTGCTGGTCACGTCGCGCACCTCGGGATAGCCCAGATCGAGCTCCGTGGTGTAGTACCCCGCCCCTTCGTCCTCGAGCTCGAGGCGCGCCGTACCCAGCACCAGCCAGGCCCGCCGGACGCACACCATCAGGCCACCGCCGTCTGCATGGTCCACGCCAGGCGCCGGCCGAAGGTTTCCACATCGATCTTCTCTGAGAAGTGGGCGTGCGCGATCTCGACCAGCGGCCCGGATCGAGCTCGGGCCGGTAGCGGAGTGATCGCTTCGCCGGCGTGGGCCAGCACCAGGCCGGTGCGCGTGATGAGGCCACCGGATTGGAGGATCGGCAGATTGAAGGGCGGGCTCCAATCGAAGCCCTTCCCGCCGATCTTCAGGGCGTCGGTGATGACGTTGGATGGGATGGTGAAGGAAACATGGATCGCGTTTATGGCCCGGGCCACGGTGTTCCACGCGTCCTTGAGTGGCTGGATCACGTGATCGCGCACGAAATCCCACGCCGCGGTGAACGGTTTGGTGATGGCGTTCGTCACCCCGGAGAGCGCGCTACTGATCGCGGACGCCACCCCGGTGAAGGCGCCGATCACCGGGCTAATCAGGCCCGCATAGATCCAGCCCCACGCGGCGACGAACGGGCCCACGATCACACCCAGGATCGGTGAGAGGATCCCACGGATATCGGAAATCCACTTGCCGAATTGCGCCAGGATCCCGGACCATCCGCCGGTGATGGCGGCCTTGATGAGCAGGAATACGATGGCGAAGGGTCCGAACATCACCACCAGGATGAGATCCATGTACCGCTTGATGAATCCCACCACCGCGTTGAAAATGCCGATCACGAGATCCCAGCCGGCCTGGAAGAAATTCACGATGTCGCGCATGGCGGCATCCACAAACGCGCGGAACCAGTCCACCTTCAGATAGAGGATCACCAGCGCGGCCACCAGGACAATGATCGCCAGAATTATCAGGCCGATCGGTGAGGCGATAAAAGAAGCGTTCAGCGCGGCCCACGCTGCCTTGAATCCCGCGATCGCTTTTTTCACATCCTCGATAACACCCACCACTTTGGAAATGGTGAGCAGCACCGCGATAAACCCCGCTACCGCTATCGTCACAGGGACCAGCCAGGTGGCATTGGCTGAAATGAACGTGAACAGGCCGGAGAAACTCTTTCGGACCTGGGTAATAGCCGGTAGGAGCGCGGTACCGATCTGTACCTTCATCTCCTCATAGGCCACCTGCATTTTCGCCCCGGATCCGGCGGTGGCCGCGGCCGTACCCTTCACCTGATTTTCCACCTCACCCAGCAACGTCTTTTGCGCGCCCATCAGGTCGCCGGATTTCTGCATGTTCTTGATCTGATCCTGCTGGGCTTTGGAGAGATTCACCCCGGCGCGCCGGAGCGTTCCCATGCCTTGCGTCGGATCCTGAAGGGCTTTGCCCAGCAGCTTCGCGTTCCCGCTCATGTCACCGAAGCCGGCCGCGGAGAGATCCGCCGCGGCCTTCGTGGCGCGATCGAAGATGCCCGCGTTTACCGCCGTTTGATCGCTCACCGCGTGGAAGGTGGTAAGGATCCCTTCCGCGCCCTTGATAACAGTAGGGCTCACACCGATCTGGCGGCCCAGCGATTCGGCCAGATCGATCGCGTGCTTCGCCAGGGTGCCGGTTTCGTCCCCCACGTTCTTGAATTCCTGCACCAGTAGTTTGTTCGCCTTGATCGAGGCGCCGGCCGCGTCCACACTCGATTTGCCGAACTCCACCACTTTCTTCACGGCGTAGCCGGTGGCCACCGCCTTCGCGATCCCGGTGATCGAGGTGCCGGTTTTGCCAACGGCCTTATCGGTGGTTTTCGCCGCGCTGGTGGTCTTAGAGAACGCGGTCACCGCGGAAGCCGATTCCCCGACGATCTGCACCATCAGCTTCGCGGAACTACCACCACCGAAGAGGCCCATCAGCGGCCCTTATTCTTACGCTCGAGCTCGGCGGCCATTTCGTCGAGCACCTCGGCCGCGGTCATCATGGCGTGCGGATCGCGCAACCACTCGCGCGCGCTGATCCCGGTATTCACCGCGAGCGTTACCGCTAGTCGGCCCCATCCGCCTGGTGGGTAGGGTCCAGCGGATCGGGCTCATCTTCGGTGCCTTCCTCGAGCGATCGCATCTCATCGAGGGCATCGAGGAAGCGGGGAAAGGAATGGGCTAGATCATGCTCGGGATGGCACCGGCGAAACGTGGCGTAGGCCACCCGGAAGCCATGGGCCACCGGCCGGGTTTCGATGGTTCCGCCATCCTTCGCGCTCATCACTTCGGCGGTGGTGTGATCCACCGCTTTGGTGCGGCACTTGAAAACCTCACCATCGAGCACGATTTCCATTTCCTGCTGAAACGTGGACACCGCTAGGCCCCTTCCACTCGGCCACAGATCCGCTGGGCTTCGGCTTCGAGGGCGCCCATCCAGCGGGTTTCGGATTCCTCCGCACCGCGCATGAGGAATGGATTCTCCGCGATGTTGTGCGCGGGCCAGCCCCAATGGATCGGCGCCGCGTAGATGAGCGGGCTGGTGAGGGTGGCGGTATTGCGTCCCCCGGATTCGGAGGTGATCGATCCGGCCAGGGCGCCACTCCGGCGCGGCGCGATGCTCTTAGCGGCTTGCGCCGCGATCTTCCCGGCTTCCTCGAAGCCTGCGCGCATATCCGCGATGTCTTTACCGGCGCGGCCGAGAGTCGAGATCAGGCGGGCCGATCCGATTAGGCGTACCTGTTCGGGCACCGCCGGCCTAAGCGGCTTCGGAGCGTGCGGCCACCGAAGCAGCACCTCCACCGGGCCATACGAAGGTGGGCTTCTCCTGAAGGTTCCACGTGAAATCCGAAGTGACGCGCGCGTTCACGTCACCGCCGAAGGTTTCGGCCGGAATCTCGATCATCAGATTTCCGCTCAGCGTCGGGCACGTGGCGGTGTCATTGGGCACGTACTCATAGGCCACCACCTCGAGATCGTGGGCCCACAGATACGAGATCACGCCCCCGCTGGTTTCGTCAATATCGAAATCCTGCACGATGGTTCCCTCGAGCTTGTGACCATCGAGCTTGCGCGGTGCGGGTTTGGTGTCACCGCACAGGGTGGTGACCCCGTTCCCATCGTCGGAATACGCGGAGCTCACGCGCACGTTCGTGATCTGGCAGGACATATCAAGTTCGCCCGGTGTCGGCCCCAGCTTGAGGGTTCCCTTCATCAGGCGTGATTCATTTATCATTCAGCACCTCCATAGCTGGTAAACGTCACTAGGTAGGACGGCAGGGTTTTGTTCTCGAGCACGTACGCGCCCGGGTTGGCGGTTTCGATCGGATACACCGCGGCGATGGCGTCCACCAGATCATCGAGCTGGGCCCAGGTCACGCGGTCCCCGCCGGTGATCGCCGGCGCGATGGCGTGGAGGGCCCATACCTCGCTGTAGCCACACGCCACGTCATAGACGCGGCGCGGTGGCGGCACCAGCACGGCCGGCGGATTGAGCGCCCCGGCATCGGTGGTGGCGCGGATGCCGGCGGCCTTGAGCTTCTCGCAGATCGCCAGGGCGTCGGCCGCGGAGCTCACGCCACCACCATCGTGGTCCACGGGCCCAGGAACGCATTTATATCCGCGTCGTAGCTGAGGATCCGCGCCGTGCCCATATCGGACACGCCCACCACGCCATCGGGGGAGTTGCGCCGGCTCATCAGGCGATTGGTGAGCAGGAGCGCGGCCTGGTGCACCCCCGCCGGTACGGGCCCCAGCAGTTCGCCGGTGACGGGATCGAAGGCGAAAGCCCCCGGCGCCCGGAGCTCGATGGCTTCGGTGGCCGCGTTCACCGCTTCGGTGATGGCGGCATCGTCGGTGGTGTCCAAGGCGTCGATACGCGCATATGCCTTGTACTCCTCCGGCGTGAGCCAGGTTCCGGGCGTCGGGGGGATCGTCACCTATGCGGCATCCTTGCTACGCGAGGCGCGCGCCGCGCCTGGGCCGTTGCCGGTTTCCTCGGTGCCGGCGCCGGTGATCGGGCCCACGTTCACGAACGCGCCGGTGTCCACGGCCGCGCACGCGAACATGCCGATCACGCCCACGTTGTACCCCGCTACGCCCACGTCCACCACGGACAACTGCACCGGCGCGCCCGGAGTTTCGTAGAATTCCACTTCCTCCGAATTCCCCACCGTGAAGGTGTTGGGCGGGATCTGGGTGGCCACCACCGGCCGCAGGCCCATCACGGTGGAGATGGTCCCCGCGGCGTCCGCGGTCCCATAGGCGTTCAGGGCGTTGAGGTACGGGAAAAGCGGCCGGCCGCCGGCGTCCACCAGCGCGGCCAGCGCGCCGTAGGCGGCCGTTCCCAGCCACACGGTATCGGGCCATACGCTTTCTTCGCTGTTCGTGGCGACGAACACCGCGGCGTCAGCCATCGCCTTCGCCAGCGTCGCGGCCGTACCGTCCCAGGCCACCTGATTCGCCGCGATGTTCACGGCCACGTGATCCCAGGCGCCGGTTTCGGATCGGCGCGCGTAGACCCGGACGAGATCCCGAAAAATCACATCCAGCGCGCTCGGACTCGAGCGTTCCACGAGCTCCCACGCCACATCCACGGCCCCGGCGTAGGACGCCAGATCGAGCTCGGCCAGGTCCAGGTGGAAAGCCTGGGAAGTCACGGCCGCTTTCTCGGCGTGCGGGCCCACGTCCACGTGCTGGGCGATATGCGGTCGCTGAATCTTCATCCCCACCGGCGGAAGCGGCGGCTTCGTCATGGCGTCCACCGCCGGCCGGGCGGCCAGCCACTCACCGAGAATGTCGCCGGTGACCTGAGGCGGCACCAGGCCCGGTGTCTGGGCGGTGGTGACGTCAGCCAGGGCCCGGGTGAAGCGTGCGGCTTCCCCGGCGTCACCGTGCTTCATCCGCATGTAACCCATCACGTACTCGCCGGGGGTGCGGTAGGGGAAGGGTGCGGATCCGCCCACCGGCTCGGAATCGGAGCTCGGCGGCGCGCCCCCGCGCATCCGCGCCATGAGCTCACCGGCCTGGGCGTCGAGCTCACCGCGCGAAACCAGGAGCTCGAGGCGCCCGGTTTTCGCTTCGGCTTCGGCCCGGAGCTCGTCCCACGTGGCCTGTTCCACATCGTTGAGGGTGTCGCGCTGATCCGCGACGGCGCCGGCTTCGATCGCGTTCATCCGGCCGTGCAATTCGTCTATGGATTGCCTGAGCACATCCACCAGGGAAATGGGCATGGTTCACCTTTCAGGGATCGAGGATTTTCGTTTTCCCCTGAGTGGCTTCACGTGCCCTAGTGGTGGCGGCCCGGAGGTTTACCCTCGAGCGGCTCCGAGTAGGCGGCCGGGTCAGATGGGCGAAGGCTAGCGCGTCGATATGGGCGGATCGGCGGATGAAGGCGCGGTTCCCTGGGCCGGCCGATCGTGCTTGTGCGTCACGATCTGCGCCAGCAGGGCGTCGGTGTCCGGGCTGGTGGGCCAGGTGTGGCCACACACCTCGCATCGGATCTTGCCGGTGTCGCCTTCGGGCGGGATCCGGTGGAGCTCAAAGGCCCCCAGCACTATCGGCACCGCTCCACCCGGCCCCAGCGGTCCAGGGCTCGAGCTCGGGCGGTGTCCAGGCGCCCACGCTCGAGGGCCAGGGCACCCAGGGAAGGATGGCGGCCCGCAGCATCGCGCACGCCAGTGACACCGGCGCCGGCGAAGGCGGGGAAGTTGCACACGCTCACCTCGCGTAACGCCACCTCCGTGCGCTCGATGAGATCGCGCTCCGAAGGGGGATCGCGGTGCAGGCCCTTCACCTCGCGATGCTGTATCGGCTCGAAGCCGATCGAGAGACCCCCCAGCGCGTCGTCCAGCACCAGGGCCAGCACCTCATCGGCGGCCTGCACCCCCTCGGTGAGGTGGAATTCCGCTTCTAATCCTGCGTCGGTTTCCACCAGCGAGGTGGCGCGGCCGATCCCCAGGGCGCGGCGCTGGTGGTGATCGAGCAGCGGCACCGGCCGGCTCCGGTTCTCGATAGTCCTGGCGAATGCGCCCTTGCGGAATACCTCGGTGTAATCATCCCACCAGTCCGAAACGTCAATCTCGGTATCGAAGGGCACGGCCAGCCCCACCAGCGTGCGGCCATCGCCTTCCCCCTCGGCTTCGGCATCCCGGACGCGGAGCTCGGTTGCGAACATGCGGGCCAATAGCATCAGGTGTCACCTCCGACTAGGGCCAGGCGGCCAGATTGCTCATCGGGCGCGGGCGCCGGCACGCCCGGAGCGGGCGCCGGCGTCGGTACGGCCGGCGCGGCCCCTTCGGTGGGCCCACCTTCGGCGGGGAAGCCGGCCAGCGTGCGTGCCTCGGCCAGATCGATGATCTCCGCGCCGAATAGCTGCACCGCGGCCTGGGCCCGCGTGGAGGTGTCGGCGCGCAGTAGGGCGCCGGTCCAGAATTCGGCGGTGTTCCCCCGCGGCAAACACTGAAGGGAAAGCTGCTGCTCGAGCGGGCGGAGAAGCCGGAGGATGGTGGTGGAAACGAAACGGCCGAATTCGTTTTCCGCGTTCGTGTAGGTGTGGCGCTGGGTTTCGATCCCCAGCAGGAAGGGCGGCACCCCCAGGATCATGGCCACCATCGTGGCGTCCCACTGGCGCGCCTGCACCAATTGGGCCTTATCGGCGTCGGTGGCCAATGCTTGAAAGCTGGTGCTCCCCGGGATCACCACCGGCGCGCGGGTACCGCTCACCGCCTGCATCCACTTCGCCTTGAGCTCATCGGCCTGGGCCTGGGTGAGATTCGGGCGCGTGTCGGTGATGACACCGGAGGGCACGGCCGATTCATCGAAGTAGCGGCCGGCGTAGGCGTCGGCCGCTAGCGCGGCATGGATGGCGCCGGTGACGGTGGGGAGCACACCGCGGCCGCGGAGCTCCCCGCTTCGTTTGTCTATGGCCACGTGAAACACGCGATCGGCCGGTAATGCTTCTTCGATCCCCTCGAGGGCGTAGATCGGTTCCCAGCTATCGGGATCGCGCGCCACGCTCACCTGGGTGACGTCCAGCGGGATCAGCATGGTGGGCCAGCCGGTCGAGTCCACCGGCCCGATCAATGAAACATGGTTTCCGTAAAGGAGCACATCGGAGGTGTATTCATCGATGAAATCCGCGATGGTGCGATTCGGACCCGGGGAAGGGTTTTCGATGATGGCGGCCGGCGGATCCACGATCAGATCCCCGCGCTTTTGGCGTAGGGGTAGCTGCATGTTCACGCCAGCGATCAGGCGCATCCCCGCGGTGAGGGCCGGCACCTGGCGCGCCGACCATTCCGACACCCACGGATTCCAGCCACCAGGGCCCCCGAAGTAGGCGCCGGCGTCCAGGGCGCCCTGTTCGGAGCGCCGGCGCCAGAGCTCTAGGAAGCCTTCCACGTCCCCGGTGATGCCGGCGGCCCCTGGGCCCATCGGCGCCAGCGCGGCGCCCCCCGGGCCCCCTAGCGATTGGCTGGCAGGCTTCGAGCGATTCCACGGAAGGCGCACTAGGGCCTAAGGCTAAACCCGGGCCCGGTACCGCCGGCGGTTTCATCCAGCATGGCGAGTGGTGAAGGGGGAGATCCCGGGCCCGGGTGGCACCCACGCTAGAAGGCGGCCCACCTCAGAACGCGGACCAGGAAGCCACTTCCTCCGCGCTGGGGTGCTCGAGGGCCCAGCACGCCGCGGTGGCGGCCACCACCGGCGCGATCGACGCCACGGCGCCCCTACGGGCCCAGGCCCAGCCCCCATCTCCGCTATCGCGTCCGGGCGCCACCTCCGCGGCGGCCGCCAGCGCGGGGTGCTCCCCCACGGCGATCCGCCTTTCGGTGACCGCGGCCAGCCAACCGGCGCACGCGGCCGGCCAATCGCGGCCGCGGATCACCCCGATGGGCGCCCCGGTGGTGGCCAGGGTGTCCGCGATGTCGAGCGCCGGCGAGTCGGCGGGGTAGCCGATCCCCACCGGCACATAGCGCGCCGTGAGCTCCCCCAGGCGTTCGGCCATCCAGCCGGTGCCGGCCCGGGTTTCGATGAGCTCACAGCGAAGCCGGCCGCGCTCATGCCAGGCCACCGCGATCGCACCACTCGAGCGGTCGCGGTCGGTGTCGAAGCCCAGCGCGATGGTGACACCGGCCGGCACGCTCGAAATCGGCGGCACCTGCACCGCGGCCCAGCGCCCCGGCGGGATCCGCGGCGGGGATGCGGCCGATCCCATCCCTTCGGGCCAGCGGTTCCCATAGGCCCGGGCGAAGCCGGCCGGCCCTAGTTCTTCGAGGGCGGCCCGCATTTGCGCCACCCCAATGGTGATGGCGTAGGCAGGGTGGTACTGCTCCCATGAGCTCGAGGCGCACGGATCGAGCTCATCAGGACAGGACCACTCGAAGTAAGCCATCCCGCTCCGGCGGCCCGCTTCCACCGCGGCGCGGCCCTTCGTCACCGTGTCCCAAAGCCAAAGCGAATTCTCATCGCCGGCGGTGGACACCTTCCATACCTGGGCCCCCTCGCGCGTGGCCTGGGTGGGCACGATGGCCTGATCGAGCTGGCGGCCGCGCTCGAGGCCATGGGCCCACGCTTCATCCACCACCACCAGATCCGATTGCTTCGAGTGGAGGGCTCCGGGGAGCGGAGCGAACACCCGGAGCATCCCGCCGTGGGGATAGGTGATCCCTTCGGATCCGGCCGATCGGCGCACCCTGGCATAAGGCTGTAACGGACTGATCTCGAGGCCCGGCACGTGCTCATTGATAAGCCAATCACGCGCGATCTCCCGCGTCTGCGCCGTGTACCACACCCGCGAGCGCGGCCGATAGATCGTCCGGTGCTCCATGGTGGCGCCCGTGAGGGTGGTCTTACCGGCCTGCCGCGGCACGGTGAGGCCCACGGTGGAATAGGCGAACAGATCCGTGGCCGGATCGATCTCGGTGGCCACATCGGCCACGATTCTCTGCCACGGCATCAGCGGCCAGCCCATCGCGTCGGCCGTGGCCGCGATGGCGGCGCCGTAGCTGGCGCGGCCCGGTGTTCTAGGCGTCCCCCACGCTGGGAGCGGACAAGCCGGCCACGAACGCGGCGAAGGGATCAAGTGGCGCTACCTCCCCACCGGCCAGGCCATAGGCGCGGCGTACTTCTAGGTACACGCGCCCCACCTTCGCGCTGGCGTCGAGATCGCCGGTGGCTTCGGCCACGTCCAGAGCTCGGGCCAGGCCGCGGAGGTGGGCCCGGGCGCCGGTGGAGGTGGCTTCGAGGGCGGGATCGCGGAGCTCGAGATTTAGGCCCTGCTCGATCCGGCCGATCGGCGGCCCTGATCGGCGCCGGCTCACCAGCGCCCATCGTCGGCACACCATCGATCTAGGTAATCGGCGGCGACCCGGAGCAGATCCGCCGATTGATCCCTAACCAACGTCATATTGCAACGGCGACACAACATGCCCCGCACACACCGGCCGCATGAGGTTTGCCATGGGCAGCACGCGTGATCGTGATCCACATCGAGCTCATACTTGGCACGGCCGGAGGGCTCGAGCAGGCGGCGGCCGCAGATTTCGCAGAAAGGGGAGCGAATAAGCGCCACCACCCTGGCCACTGCTACGTGATGGGCGGCCAGACGATCAGCTACTCCCCGGATTGGCGCGAAACACTCCGGGCAGATTCCCCACCTGTTCCGCGTGGCCTGGCGTTTCGTATAGTTCCGGCCGCAAACCTGGCAGGTCAGATCCGTTGCACCGCAATAGTTCGTTCGGCAGTAGTCGGACCATTCGCCGCGCCTGGGCATC